ACACTATACTATGCATGATACAATAATGAGCTATTGCGTTTGTACGAACGTGCTTTGTAATCCGTCTGATTGGCATATGTAAGCTACGCTCTCTCAAGAGACAATCCAGTTGTAAGTCTAAGAATGTCTTATCTATACAAAGTGCTGTGTCGAAATAGTAATTCTCAAAATAGTTTATAGTTTCATCAGATTGAACCATTCCAGTAACCATAGGCTCTTCGTAAATTAAATATCGTTTTAAATCCCCCCTTTGTTTTGTACAACGTCTTCATTCGATTACATAATTCGAGATAATCTCCTTCTGATATGGACTCCGCATTTCTATCAATTATTTGCATGATAGCTCGGAGGTCTTCCATTCTTATCACTAGTTCGTCCTACTGTTCTAAGTATCTTTCTTCCAGACAAGAAAGTTCAGAAAGTATAGAATCCCTTCCGTCACTAAGTATAGTATACTGCCTACGAAGATAGTCGCGGAGAACCCAAGATACCTCAGTCTCTTCGTCAATCGCCTTATATCGTGACGATGTTGTGTTGCCACGAGCGAAGAAATCTATAGTAGTTCTTTACTGTTTCCATATCTTTATTTAGTTGCTCCAGTTCACGGAGCATGAGTTCAATTTCTTCGTCCATTGTATCTTATAGTTCAAAAGTTTTAAAGAACTTAGGCGATTAAAGAAATAACACGTAGATATATCACATATGAAGGACTTTCCAGAACTTGTCAGTCTTATTCAAGAATGCGATGTTCGTATCTTCGAAGAAGGTTGCACAAACACGATAGATATTATTAGTAAGTTTTTGGAAAATAACGACGACGACAGTGCGTTCTACATCGTAAATGTCAACAAGATTGTTGAACAGTATGAGAAGTGGGTACAGCTTCTTCCCCGTGTAAAACCTTTCTACGCGGTCAAGTGTAATCCAAACCCAATGATTACCAAAATTTTGAGCAAATTTCGATATTGGATTTGACTGCGCGAGTAAAACCGAAATTAGTCAAGTCATCAGTCATGGCGTTGACCCCAGTAATATTATTTACGCGAATCCGTGTAAAGCGAGTGGTCAAATCAAGTTTGCGCGCTCCGAGGATGTGGACCTCATGACGTTCGATGATGTTCATGAACTGTACAAAATTAAGTTGTACCACCCACATGCAAAATTGGTACTTCGTATTAAGACTGACGACTCCAAATCAATATGTAAGTTCAACTGTAAGTTTGGTGTCGACCAGGTTGAAATCCGTAACGTTCTTCAAACTGCGAAGATTTTACAACTCAATGTGATTGGTATTTCATTCCACGTTGGAAGCAACTGCCAAGATGCAAAGACGTATTATTCTGCCCTCAATGATGTCAAGAATGCTTTTGATATTGCCGAGGAAATTGGGTACAAAATGAACTTTGTCGACATCGGTGGTGGCTTTCCAGGTTACGATACCGAGGATGGTGTCAAGTTTGAAGATATCGCGAGAGAGGTCAATCGGGGTATTGATGATTTCTTCCCAGATGAGTCCATTCAAATCATTTCGGAACCAGGTCGTTACTTCGTGTGTTCTTCACACACACTCGTGACCAATATCATTGGTAAGAAGAAGAATGAAAACAACTTTGTGTACTACCTCAACGATGGTATCTACGGTTCATTCAACTGCGTCTACTTTGACCACGCGAAGCCGTTACTCCAACCATACAATGAGCGCGATGGTAAATTATACGAATCGGTCGTCTTTGGTCCAACGTGTGACTCCATAGATGTTATTACACAGCACTGTCAACTACCAGACCTCGCAATCGGCGAGTGGGTCTACGTCGAGAATTTTGGCGCATATACAATCGCGGCAGCTAGTACATTCAATGGATTTCAACAAACTCGTTGCGTCTATTGTTTTGTTTAAGAATATTTGATAATTAATTTATTAGCGTAATTTTCTAATTTTGCATCTTTTTCATACATTAAATCCTCATAATCACGCGATTTGATTATATGGTGATCCATTCGATCCAACATATAATTATATTTCATATTGTATATTTTTAGTTTGATTTTTTCGAAGAGTGTAAGTTTTTTGTACACGTAACTTGGTACGCGCATGTTTATTATTAGTGGAGAATATAAGAAGGATACTTGACCATTGGGGCGTATGCACCTTGAGAAAACAATATAACGGTTGATAATGCGACCACCACGAGTGTTATGACCCACCCAAAGAGTGTTTTGTATAATAATTTCCAATTAACCCCGGCGGTTCCCTCAAATAACGCAACACCCACTGTAGCGCCGACTTGGCAGTGTGTCGTAGTAGAGAGGCCATCCAAGACGTGAACCCAAAATAATAATACACGCGGCACCAAGTTCAATACAGATACCACGACTTGGTGTCATTTTTGCCATTTTGGTTCCAAGGGCGTACAGAATTTTATAGCCATATAGAGCGAGACCTGCGACAATACCTGTGGCACCGATAGCGAGAATCCAGTATGCATCGCTACCCATATTAGCATTCTTTTCAACTTTTCCAGATTTGTATATAACATAAATAGCGGCAAATGGTCCAATAGAATTTGCAACATCATTAGCCCCATGTGCAAATGAATCACAACATGCGGTTAAAATTTGTAAATATCGCATAGAATATTCGGTTTGTTCATCAAACTTTTCAGCATTCTGGTGGATAGCTTGAACTGTGCCATCCTCAATCTCCTGAATGTGTATTTGAATATCACGCTTCTTAAAAACATACGGATTAATGAAAAAATAGGTAATTATTCCCATGCCACCACCGATACCAAAACTGACAGCGCATGCGGTAGATACCGATGTTTTATCAAGTTTCAAAAATTTAGCACCCTTATATACAATGAAGAAGGTATTGACAATGAAGGTACATGCGACAAGTACTGGAAATACATAGTGCATACGTTTGAATGAGTTTGGGGACCGGAGAACAAAGTTTCGAAGAATAACAAATAATAGAGCAGCAAACAGAGCAGAAATAATTGGAGATAAGAACCATGAGACAATTATAGCGACAACGCCTTTAACATATGGGAATTGTGATGTTTTCGCGTACCAAATGACACAACTGGAACCACGTGCGACCATAGTCATACCAATCATTCCACCAACACATGAATGCGTCGTAGAAACTGCCATTTCCAGGTAGGATGCGAGTACAAGCCATATTGCGACAGATAAAAGAACGCACATACACCCATACATAAGAAGTCCTGGGTCATCTTGAAAACAAGTTTGATTACTGATACCAGATTGAATTGTTTTAACGACGTGTTCACCCATGAATAGAGCCCCAGAGAATTCGAAAATAGACGCGAGTATGATTGCGTGTTTAATCGTTAAAGCACCCGAACCAACTGAAGTTGCGAATGCGTTAGCGACGTCATTGGCGCCAATACCAAAGGCTGCGACAAATGCGAAGATACCACCAACTGCGAGAATCCATACAAATTGAGATAACATATTTCGATAATTATTAAATGTCTAGTGTCGACTTAGGAGATTAAAATCCAAAGGCAGTCATAAATTTTTTCTTGTCCACGTGGCTGTCAAAATATACTCTGTACCCGGGTCCAAAATATGGCTTTGGGTCATCAAGCTCCTCGGATACTGATTCTGGTTCAGTTTCCGATTCGTAATCCGTACCATCTTCGGAGTCTGAGATTTCCTCGGAATCTGACTCTGATATGGACTCAGATTCACTTTCTACAGAGGGTTCATATTCAGAATCTGATGATTCACTCTCCGAATCAAGATACGTCGCGCGTACGACGAGACGCTTTTGGTTGCGGTTGTAGCACTTAACTTTTACGGACGTCTTCGCCATCTTTACTTATACTTGTGTGTTATCCTTATATAACAATTCAGAAGAATTCTAACCTATGCGCCAGCGTTGGAAACGTCTTCGTTTTCCAGTCGGACTCAAGGTGGTCAAACATCTTTTGGCGACATCGGGAGTACTCAACTCTCTCTTTGAGAGGGTATGTTTCACATGCCTGTCGTTCTGGTAATTTGGTCCAGTTATCAAAATGTTCAATGTACCAAATCTCCTTATCTATATTATCGCATTCAGTTCGTAGTTCTATTTGAAGATCCATCAATGTATATTTGTTGAGAAGTCTGTCTATACATTGATGTTCCTCGGTACAGACAATGTCCCTGAGTTCACTCGAAACTTTTGTAGTCAGAGAAAGAAGACGTGTAATATGGTTATCATAGCGGGTCGCATCCCCGTAGGTCACAAAAGTATCGCGACGTTTCTTTTTGAAGCGTGAGAGAGCATCTTCACACTTCGAAAGTAAGCTTTCAAGTTGGGTACGGCGGAGAGATTCCATTAATTACTAGAGGTCTAATCGTAACTTAGGCTATAATTCTTCGGTAAATGTAAAATAACCACTTCCCCCGCCTCATTGGTCGCTTTGATGACTATATAGTCGGGGAATAGTGGAGGTGGCGCTGATGTCCTAGGGGTGATAAGTTCTCGAAAGCTCTTGAGTACCGAATACGACATTTTTTTGGTGCTGGTGGTGGTTCTAACCTTATATCTTCGTAGAGAACTTTTTCCCAAATAAGACGCTGAATATCGGGACACAATGGCGCTGTAACTTTACAGAAGGTTAGTCTAAAGTCGTCGGTGACCAGTGGAATGTAGTCCATTATTCGTGAGTATTTGAATCCTCGAGACGACTTAGGTCTCTTTCAATCTTTTGTTTTTCAAGTTGGACATCGAGATAAAACCGCATAGGGGCATCCCATACGAGTGTCCTCATCCAATTCCAAATGTTTTCAGCATAAAACGGCGCCATAGAAATCACAGTACGATAAATAGCCTTGGTATACATTTGTAAAGAATTCGGTTCTATTTTTTATATATGTATATCTTAGAATGTCACTTGAAGATATACCAAAGAAATTCCAATATGTTCTTATTGATTCAAAATTTGTGAGTGGTACAAATAACATATTTTCACTTGATCTTACATTGGAATCAAATACACATGTTGAGGATATGAGTCAAGTCATTGGGATTAAGATAGTTGATTTTTATATCACACAGGTTGGGGATGCTGATACTGGAAATGGTTTCCACACAGATATTGCTAAATTTGTGGATATCGTGTGTCCAGAAATCCCCAAGGTTGCGCAGATTTTAGATGAACGCCATGGACAAATACTGGCGAGAGTTCCATTAGAGCGACACTTCACACCAAACTCTGCGACTGTGATACGAGATAAACAATGGAAAGGTTTGAATCGTCAAATGAATTATTTCAATCCAATTTCGATTAAAAAATTGAACTTTACAATTTATGAACAACAAGATGACGGTGACTACGTTCTTCTTCAACCAGATGCGAGTTGGTTTATGATTCTTGAAATCGTTACAGTAAATGTTAAGGAGAAACCAAAGAATAAAGATAATCAAATGTTACAGGTGTTCGAAAAGTTACTTGGTAAAATTGATATTCTCAATCAAAATATACAGAGATTACCAGATAAACCTCCCGAGGAGTCCCCTAAAAAATATTCGTTTGGATTACTTGTTGCAATACTAGCAGCAATTTTTGGGGGATTTATGTGGGTCATGAATAGGGGCTCACCACAACCAGTACAGTTAAATCCAAGATAACACTTACTGGTATAAAAGATACAAACTTTATTTCAGTAAATGATTGAAGATATTATTAATAAATTTCAAGACGTCAAAAGTATTCCATCTCGTGAAGAGATAGAAGCTGTGGCTTCTTGTGTGTGTGATGAGAGAATACTCACGGAAGTTGAATTTAGTATCGCAAAGATGTTAGACGATGAAGAACAGTGGAAAGAACTTAAGATTAGATGGAGGCATCGCTGGTGCTAGACTTCTTCTTGCTGACAACTGGGGCGGGCTTCTTTTCCTCCTTGACACAAGCACACTTGCAGACACCTTCTGGTCCTTCTGAACCGGCAGGACCGGCAGGACCTTGGGCACCAGCTGGTCCTTGGGGTCCGGCTGGTCCTTCACGACCAGCACCATTCGCGACGGTATCCACAATCTTTTCAAGTAGTTCATAAAGTCTCGCTTTATCGAGACGGGAACGAGTCATTTCATCTTTAATTTCTTTTCGCAATGATTCCATTTTATTATATATAAAAGCAAGATTATCTTTATACCAAATGATCGTGATAGGTCCAACTCTACTCAGTGGTATTGGGCAACAAGCAAAAAAATATAGTCAATTATTTAGTGAGACATGCTTTCATACGATTGGGAGTGAACTCCCTGAGAGTGAACATGGTCTGGTAGTACTTCTCCCAATTCAACAACATATGGAATATGTAAAGTATATCAAAACTCGTGTGAAGAATCTTGCCTGTATGACATTGTGTGAAACTGAAACTGTTCATGAAGATTATGGTCTCATCATGAAAGAGTTTAAGAAGGTCGCAGTACCCAGTGAATTCTGTAAACGAGTTTTGGCTCGTCAGTTTCCTGAGAATGAGTTCTATATCATACACGCATACGTTCCACAACCACCCGAGAAACCCTATACGTTTTATCATATTGGGAATATCATAGATCAACGGAAGAACTTTAGAGATATCCTCGAAGCCTTCATTCGTCTCAATGAACCAAATACCCGCCTCCTCGTTAAGGCAACCTGTAACAGACCTATTGAAATCAATATCCCAAATGTTGAAATCATTAATGGTCTCGTCTCAGACAAAGAGATGGATGATATTCATAATCGTTCGGATTGCTATGTAAGTTTTTCGAGTTCCGAAGGTATTGGTATGGGTGCGGTTGAATCGGCACTGCGAGATAAACCTGTGATTATTACGAACTATGGGGCTGCCCCAGAATACATTAAGACACCCTATACGATTGAGTGTGGACTTCAAGAGTTGGAGATGGATGATTTTCTCTTCAAAAAGGGAATGTTATGGGGTAAACCAGATAAAAATCAACTCTTGGAGTTCATGAGAGATGCATATACGAAAAGAATTCGTTCGATGGATCATGAATATACAAAGACATTAGTGAGTGGAAAGAATGTATTACATGAATTCGTTTTCAATATAATTGGTAGCCAGAACAACGAGACCAATGAGGATAGTACCACTCATCAATGAACCTTTTTGAGCGATGAGCGTCATCACGATATCATCGACGGGCTGGATTCCAGTTGGTTTCTTTATAATTTGAGGTAGAACGATAGCGAGTGTGAGGTAAATAGCCATAGCTATTATTACAGGTCTAAGGCTGTCTTGGTCGAGAATCATTCTTTACATTAGCTACCGATTTTAATTCCATCCAACTGGCTCAAGAGACCACTCACATCCATTCTATCTCCCAAGACTACAGTAGTCACTTTGTGTTTTCTACAGAAGTCTCCACACACAGCTTTAAAGTTACACTTCTTACCAGACATTGTGATTGCACCACATATTTTGTGATGTGTGCGCTGTTCAAGAACTACAACAGGGACTGTATCAAGTACCACGATTGCAGTATTCTTTTTGGTATTATTGTATTTGATGTACGCCATTTTACACTTCCACGTGGCATCCGCCAGTTTATAACATTTATCATTTGGTTCTCTGAGACGGTACATCTTCACCGCATCAGAGAGACATGCATTCCACATAGTATCACGGATGACTTCCATTTTTAGTTTTAGTTTGGAAACTCTTTTTGGTGACTTAGGCGCTCTCTCCACCAATTTGAGCCAAGTAAGGATCAACTTGTCCCGCAAACTCCGGGCATTTCTCGGATGTTTTTCGAGTCACCATATCTTGAACATTGATGATATGTTCTTTGAACTTCTTAACATCGATTCCAGTTGCGTTATGAATTTGGGATTCTGATGCAAAATCATTGAGTGCGTAAAAGTAACCAGCGGCGTAGTTGGCATGTAAAAGTGCGATGACTGGGGATGCGTCCTGTTGAGCGGCGACTGCATATCGAGCTGATTGTCGTACAAGTTTTTCAATCGCTTTGTTCATACCTCTCGTCTTGTTTTGCATGATGAGATAGAGAACAACGATCGCAGCTATAAGATAAAGGTAAGCCATCTTCTATAGATAAGAATGAAAATAAAATGGAAATATAATTGCTACTTGTGCGAGTGTCCACTCGATATCTTCTACAAAAAAGAACATCGGTATGAAATGAAATTACTTGACAAATTTTTGGAACTCTCCAAACTTTCGTTCCAAAATAATGTATCCATGTACAAGTTTTTTGGACTCAAGGTAAAACGTGTGTGCAAGTGTTGTTTTGAAATGAATATAAGTTATAATCCACACCTCCATACCATGCGACAGTGTGGTATCATGAAACTCGGACCCCCTCCATCGACCGCTATCTCCTATAGACGACTTGGGAACTGGGCGCGACACTTAAATATATTTATCGATGAGAATAAACCTAAGTAAAGAAATGGCGCTCTTGAAATTAAAGAAAGATGGGTGAAAGCATTCAAAAACTTACGCACATTGAGCATGTCCTTAAGAGACCGGATTCGTACGTTGGTCCGGTGGACATCACATCTGAACCGTACTGGATTCTTAACAAGTCTAATAATCAATTCCAAAAAAAGAACCTCTCTTATTCGCCAGCTTTACTTAAAATTTTTGACGAAATACTGGTCAACGCGATTGACCGAAACTCAGTTCATCCAAAAAATGTTACAAGCATTTCAGCAAACATAAACAAGGAGACTGGGGCTGTCACTATCGAGAATAATGGTCCTCTCGGTGGTATTGGGGTACGCATGCATGAAAAGGAAGGTCTTTGGAATCCTGAATTGACGTTTGGTCATCTTCTCACGAGTACAAATTACGATGATACTCAAAAGCGTATCGTTGGCGGACGCAACGGGTATGGGGCAAAGCTTACGAATATTTACTCCTCGGAGTTCTCAATCGTCATTAAGGACCATGAAACAAAACAGGTATATTCTCAAACATGGCTCAATAACATGACCAAGTGTAATCCACCGACAATTGGTAAGTATGCGGGTGCATCATCTTCTGTGTCTATTACTTTTATTCCAGATTGGAAACGATTTGGGATGAAGAATATGGACGCCTCAATTTACAAGATTTTCGAGAAACGGGTGTGGGATGCAAATATTTGCACAAGTTCAAATTGTAAGATTAAACTTCAAGGTGAAGTTCTTGACAAAATGACCTTTGAAGCGTATGCCAAAATGCATGAGGGTATTGGGGAGTTGTGTACAGTTACAACCGAACGGTGGACTGTATGTATTGGTCCATCCGAAAATGGACTTGAACAGGTTTCGTTTGTTAATGGCATCTGTACGACCAAGGGTGGAACGCATGTGGATTATATCACATCCTTTGTGGCTTCTGGTATCATTGATGAGATGGCGAAGAAAATCAAGTTGAAACCTCAACAAGTCAAAAATACCTTCAATATCTTTGTGAAGGCGACTATTGAAAATCCAACGTTCAGTAGCCAGGTTAAGTCGGAGTGTACCTCAAAAGCTCAAGACTTTGGAAGTAAGTTTGAGCCACCGAAGACCTTCATTAAAAATACACTCAAAACTGGTATTCAAGAAGAACTCTTGGCGCTCTCCAAGTTCAAGGAAATGAAGGAACTCTCAAAGTCTGATGGGTCCCGAAAGTCAAAGATTACTGGTATTCCCAAATTGGATGACGCAAACAAAGCTGGGACTGCGCAATCCGAGAAGTGTACACTCATCGTGACGGAAGGGGATTCAGCGAAGACCCTCGCAGTTGCGGGTCTCTCTGTGGTCGGACGCGATTACTACGGTGTTTTCCCTCTTCGTGGTAAATGTAAGAATGTACGGGATGCCTCCGTGGCTCAACTTACATCGAATCAGGAGTTCAATGACCTCAAGAAGATTTTGGGTCTTCAACAGGGTAAGGAGTATACAACTGTCTCTGACCTCAGATATGGTCGTCTCATGATTATGACTGATGCGGATAATGATGGTTCACACATTAAAGGTCTCATTCTCAACATGATACACTATTTCTGGCCAAGTTTACTTAAATTGGGATTTGTTGTTTCTATGGTGACCCCAATTATCAAGGCAACCAAGGGTGCTCAAGTCAAGTCATTCTATACTGACTCTGCGTTCCGTACATGGTTTGGAACTGGTCAATCTGGGTGGACAATTAAGTACTACAAGGGTCTCGGTACTTCAACTTCGGCGGAAGCTCGTGACTACTTTAAGAAAATTCAAGACCTCACTGTGAAGTTCGATGCGGATACTATGACGGACAAATCAATCATTTTGGCTTTCGACAAGAAGAAGGCGGATGACCGAAAGACTTGGCTTCTCGAGAGTACCGCAAAAGACCCAACAGAACTTGAGGTTGCCTATGGTTCGATTAAAACACTGGATATCACCAATTTTATTCATAAGGACCTGGTCAACTTTAGCTTGGCAGACCTTAAACGGTCAATCGCACACATGGCAGATGGTCTCAAACCGTCACAACGCAAGGTGATGTTTGCGTGCTTTCATAAAAATCTCAAAGATGAAATGAAGGTTGCCCAGTTGGCTGCGTATGTTGCAGATAAGTCCTCGTACCATCACGGTGAAGTATCTCTGGCAGATACAATCGTCAAGTTGGCGAATGATTATATGGGTTCAAATAACATCAATCTTCTTCAACCATGTGGTCAGTTCGGTACCCGTCTCATGGGTGGTAAGGATGCGTCCCAAACACGTTATATTTTCACCAAGCTTTCCAAGGAGACCCGTAAGATTTTTGACCCACGGGATGACCCAATTCTCAACTATCTCGAGGATGATGGACATTCAATTGAGCCAGACTTTTACATGCCAACGATACCATTGGTTCTTGTGAATGGTAGTGAGGGTATTGGGACAGGTTTCAGTTCTTACATACCACCCTTCAATCCCTCGGATATCAAGGCTAATATTGAGCGAATATTGGATGGAAAGCCAATCGTACCGATGCGACCATGGTTCCGAGGCTTCAAGGGACAAGTTCATAAGGAAGAGGATACTTGGATGATGGAGGGTGTTTGGAAATGGTCGGGTGCGAATATTGTGGTCACCGAATTACCCCCAGGTCGTTGGACACAAGATTACAAGGAGTATTTGGATGACCTCGTGGAAAAGAAACTTATCCAAAACTTTACGAACAACAGTACAACTGATGATGTTCACTTTGAAATTATGGGATACACTGGGACTGACCTCATCAAGGACCTCAAGTTGCGTAAGACCTTTCACGTGTCCAACATGCATCTCTTTCACCCAGTCAAAGGAATCTACAAGTACTCGAGTCCAGAAGAAATCCTGAAGGACTTTGTAGAACTTCGACTTGAACACTACAAGAAGAGAAAGGAGCACCTCATCAAGGTTCTCGAGACCAGAGCCACTATGTGTGGATACAAATCAAAGTTTGTGACGATGGTGATAAATGGAGATATCGTCGTCTTCAAGCGCAAGAGGGACGATTTGGAGCACCAGTTGTCTACGATTTTCCCCAAAATCGCTGGAACCTATGATTACCTTCTCAACATCAAGACTGTGCAGTACACCGAGGAAAGTGTAAAGGAGCTTCTCTTAGAGTCAAAGCAGGCGAAGTTGGAATTGGAAGAAATGAAAAAGACAAGTCACATTGATATGTGGAAATCTGATATTAAAAATATGTAAGTCATAGATAGGTATGGGTGAAGCTGCGAAAATATCGCTCAAGGCTATTGGGAAGCAAGATACATACTTGCTTTCCAAAGATCCAGACGAATCCTTCTTTAAATACACCGCCAATAAAAGACATTCAGACTTTAGAAAGTATCATAGAAGTAAGAATATTGTAAATCCGGGTACTATAGGGAATTGGCCATTTGGTCAAACTATAAAAGTACAATTCAATCCAACAAATATGGGCGACCTTCTGAGTAATATGTATGTGAGCATAACTATGCCAGGTATTTCAACTGGGAACTATGCGGACCAGTTGGGACGACATATTTTTAAGAGCGTGACTATGTTTGTGGACGACATCGAGGTTGAGAAGATTTACGACGATTGGGGAATCATCTATGATGAGCTTTATTTAGAAATTTCAGAAAAGGTAGCAAATAGATTTCTTATTAATAGAAATTTGGGATATGATGAAGCAACTCTAAATGATGATGTCGCACGATATTCTTCAGATGTGGTGATACCACTGCAATTCTTCTTTACGCAAAAGTATGCGAGTGACGAGTATGCCTCAAATAGACCAACGAGACCATATTTTCCAACGTGTGGGGTGTACCGTCAGAAGATTATATTTGAATTTGAGTTTCATAAACAAACATTCTTCACAGATACAACGGATACTCTCGAACTTCCTTCATTTAACATAGTGACTGAAGAAATTACAGTGAGTCCCGAGGAACGTAAGTTTCTTGCGAATGAGAAACATACATTTATTACTGATTTAGTTCGAAAACATCCAAAAATTGAAACCGAGCCAGATAAGTACGTCATACGAAATAACTTGGTGCCAAACATACCAGTCAAATGTATTCATTGGTTTCTTCGTAATACTAAATTTGAAGATGAAGATGTAGTCAAAGAAGTTGGGGAGAATAACGAAGAACTCTATTATGTTCAAAACAGATTTAACTTTTCTTCAAACGTAAGCTTTGACCAAATACAATCATTCTTTGACCCAATCATGGAAAGTGCGAGTTTCTTTATAAATGGAACAAAAATGCCAAACGTCACCAATACGACACACAATTATTACAAGTACCTTGTGCCATTTCACAACAGATTGGCGAGACCTTATCGAAATATATATACGTATAGTTTCTCGATGCATCCGATAAATGTGGAGCCATCGGGGAACTTGGATTTCAGTCAAATCAAGTCTGATAAAACAAATATAGAGGTCATTCTAGACAAAACAGAAGTTGATACAAGTTCGAATACATACTCAATGCATATGTACTATACCGGATATCAAACGTTTGTCTTTGAGAAAGGAATCATGTCAATTGCCTATTAAAAAGGCATTCGCGATTAGTGCTGATATAATCAATAATCTTATTTTTGATACACCATTTGATGAAATTCAACTGAGCCAGAGTTGTTTGGATTTCATGAGATGTCCCTGGTATGACGTACGTAAACTTTTGTGACCGACAGAAAGGGTCAAACAGTTTTTTACTATACCCATCGAGACTTGACTTGTATGCACAGTGAACAGTAAAGAGTTTACCGTCACTTGTTTGGTAGGAAGTATTGTTCTTTTTTGCGTAGTTTGTGATAAACCACTCCAGATTTCGGAGTGAGATGCCACTGGATTTGTCAAGTATATTCAATAGTATAGATTTATTCTTGTCGTTGTCATAGAAACTGTTTATAGATGATAGTAGAATATCGTTTTTGCTCATTATTATAATATAGTATCTATATCTATAAGCTCCTTTGGGGTTTTACACCCTGGACATCCTTTTACAAACATTTGGTCAGGTCCATGGTTGTGGACACTTGAAAAAAGTAATGTTTTCTGTTTCAAACGGTCACGTTGAGCTATATGATGTCTACAGTATCCATCATTGATGCCTCTGAATGTACAGCGGTGTCCATTTGATTTTGTACCTTTACACATCGCACCCGTATGAAGCGTTGGTATATCTCTCAATAATAGTTCGAGAGGGATACTATGTTTCTTTGAAATTATATTGGCATAGTCATTGATGATAGTATTTACCCTATGGTCCAACTCTTCATCAATAATATCTGTAATTTTATCATAGATACTAGTCATTCTTATTCTCTTCTAGCTCGTATTTTTTAAATAGGTCATCAACGGATTCATTCTTTTTTGCTCTTGCTTCCTTGATACGACTTCGAAGAAGTACTAGGGTACCCGTTTCTTCGAGACCAAGACGCTTACATTCGGCGATGAGCTCATCTTTTTTCATAGTACTTAGCGCAGGTTCTCGAGGGGGTTTGGGGGGTTTATGTTGCTGAATGATATCACCAAAGATTTCCTCTTTCACATTTTCATACAGTGGGTCCAATAGGTCACATATTGGATTCAAGAACTTATTCATGAAATAATAATGATAATCAACTGGAATGTTATGTTCCTCTACATACTTGGGGTCTTCAGCCTTTTCAAATGCCTTTGCTTTAGGGTCACCAGTCTTTGTAATAAGATACGGAACCCTATCACCAGATTGTGGTTCAGAACCAGGCTTACGTTGTCTCATTTTAGAAACTACTTGGACATGTGATTGATTAATATTTACACTTTCAGAACTTGTAACCGATACCGTTTGACCCCCAACTTTATAGGAATCTGAGAGACCTTGACTTAAGACAAGTTTTGAATTGGGTACATCACCCGAAAGAAGTTCAATCGCTCGTTCCTTTGCGAGTTCTTTTGGTGGACCTGGGTCACTTGAGGTGAGAATGACATCAAGAAGTTCCTTGCATACCTCGCGCATATGGGGTGTATTATCGCGTCGAACAATTTGAAGACCCTTAACATCAATATAATCCATGTGCATCTTACCATCTTTACCAGGTGTCCACAATTTTGCGGCATATCTCTTTTTACTATAGAGGAAATAGGGGCAATATACCTTTTCAAGTTCCAAATTATTTGGTTTCTTAAAAAGTGCACTACACTCCTTTGCCGCTTGTTCACCAACCTTCCAACTGTATTCAATCGCCTCGATACCTGTGCGACCACCGACGTCAAACTCAACCATCACTGAATCGGTATCCCCGTACCGTACATTTGCACCTGGGAAGTTCTTTTCAACATACATCTTTGTCTCCTCAATCATACTTCGACCCTTTGAGGTTGTCGTTGACGCGATTGGGACACATGGAAGGATACCCTTACCAGCACCAGTGAAACCATATACAGAGTTCATCGAAATCTTATAAGCCAATTGTTTGCCGTTGTAGACCTCTTTCATAAAACCAGTCGCATTCGCCATATCACGCTTAGCTTGTTTACGAAACTGTTTCAATTCCATAAGAATTGTAGGAAGGAGACTTGGAACATCTTGAGCAAATTTGTATGTTCGGTCACCGACAGTAAAGGTTTCATAGTTGACCCCTGGGATATTACCATACTGTTTCTCATCCATGACATAACTTGAATAGCAAAGGTTGTGCGCCACCATAATAGATGGGTACAGAGATTCAAAATCGAGAGCTGTGATCGGTGTATAGTACGCACCCTTTTGAGCATCAAGAACAGTTGCACCCTCATAAGGTTCTTCGGGAAGCGCACCGTAACGAATGGTCGGAACCATAAATCCAAGTTCCCTCGCCTTCTTTGTGAGTTGAGAGAATACTTTGATTTGTTGTCCCCGTTCAACGAGGAAAGGCACTGGAACCCAAGTAGCCTTCGCCATTTCAACCAGATTTAGAAGAGTACATAACTTCTTCATAAGTTTATGTGGAAGAATTGTATCCTTAATACAATACTCAGCAACTTCTCGTAGTTTTATAGGGTCACCTTCTCTGTATCGAGCAAACATCTCTTTTGGAGCCATATCTATCTTTCGGTCACCCAAATAGAGCTTTGATACATTATCTAACTTATAACTATCCAATTTGTATCCCTTCTTAATCTCATGGAACATATCAAATATGAAACGTCCAGACATGGGGAGAAGTTTGAGAACATTGTCTCCAAGAGCGCTCGAGGACAACTTCTTAATAACAAGTTCAGATTCAGTTTCCCGTAGTTTTCCCAAATTATAAAAGTCTGGGTCACATCTCGTGACCTTAGCTCTCTTATAAATGTACTCAAAATCAAACCCAAATATGTTCCAACCCGTGATGATATCGACATCATTCTTTTGAATATACTTTTGAAACTCCTCTATCATTTCTCGTTCAGTATCAAAACTTAAAATCCTACAGCCTTCCAAATCGGAGTCGGTTTGTTTATAGCAAAGACATGTCTTATCATAAGGTTCATCGGAGCCAAATTTACACAGAGAAATAGCAATTTGAAAACAGGCGTCCCCCAAAATATCTGCATCAGGAAACTTACCAGTAGAACTGTTACATTCAATATCTACAGAAGCCACAACAAACGGCGCGATATCATCTCGAGCTACAGGCTTGAGTGTAGTCCAACTATTACAGAAGAGGTCAATATCTACATTTGCGAGATGTGAACGAACACACGAATCCCCAGTATCCAACCAACCCGTAGATTGAATCCCAGTACGATGCATCAGACGGAGCATCGGGTCTAAGTTTGACTCATAGACTTTAACGTTACGAACACCAAAGATTTCTTGGAGTTCCGGGGTCCTATCAAGAGGTTGTTTTAAAAATGAATCAACAAGACGTCTCGCTTGTAGATGTTTGAACTCTAATTTCATGAATGGAAACTCCTCATTATTTTGAAATCCCCAAACATCTTTTGAATTAAAAAACGAGTAAGTTGTCAATGAATCTTTACATTTTTGGGAAAGAATATTATAAATTTGTTTGACTTTTTTTTCATTTATATTTCCAGGAAGTTTGATAAAAAAGTACGGACGAAACGCCGTTGTCACGCATACAGACTTACTATCCTCAGTCTTACCAAAGATACTAATGAGATGTTCATCATCTTTGTCTCGTGCCTCCCAAGTCAGTGCTTGGAAGACGACCATCTTATGTATTCATTGAGCCAAAATTTTAATATCGTTTAGTAGTAAAATGTCAGCTGCCTTGATTGAACTTGTTTCAGTGGGTGCTCAGGATGTCTACATTACTGGTAACCCAGAAGTCAGTTTTTTCCGTCAAAGTTACAAACGCTATACAAATTTTGCGATGAAGCCAGAGCGTATGGATTACATCGGTACGTTCGGAGCCTCAAATGAAGTTGTTATTCCAATCCGCTCAAAGGGAGACCTCATGAGCTACATCTGGATTGAGGGTACCAATATTTCTAACACTGAAACCAATACCGATGGTTTCTTTTCAGCCGACGCCGCGAACCCAACAACGTTTGAATTGTGGATTGGTGGTCAAAAGGTCTCTGAACTTGATTCTCTTTTCATTCAAGGCGTTCACAATCCACTTATGCGTGATAACACAGCGAAAGCCTCGTGTGCAGTTACTTTGAATACCGCCAAGGTAAACCACGGTAAGAACTACTTTATGATTCCATTCTTCTTTGGGGAAGACTTTACCAAGTGTCTCCCACTTGTGGCGCTTCAATACCACGACGTTGAACTCCGTATTAAGTGCCGCGATGGGTACACTCCACTTGAAAGACCAAAGGTGTATGGTAACTACATCTATTTGGATACCGACGAGCGAAAGTTCTTCACCGAGAGAGAACACGAAATGCTTATCACCCAAACGCAGTACCAAATCTCATCGAATACGGCGACTGAAATTGATCTTACCTATTTTAATCACCCAGTGAAGTCTCTTCACTTGGTTTCGGGTAACGCAACCGCTGCAAACTGGGATGCTCAATTTACGTTCCAAAAGTCGTCACTTTACATTAACGGTGTCGCTCTCTTTGAAGAAACCTCAAACGTGTACCACCACAATGTTGTTCCAGAAATGCATTGCACGGACTTACCCGATGATGTCATTGATGATCTCGCGACCTTTTCTTGGCCTTTCTGCCTCACGATGAGCAAGATGCAACCCACTGGTACGCTCAACTTCTCTCGAATCGATAATGCGAAGTTATCTCTTATGACTCCATCTGGGGGTAACCAACTTCACCGTGTTTATGCAGTCAACTATAACATTCTTCGTATCAAGAATGGTATGGCTGGTGTTGCTTTCGGTAATTAAAAAAGTAATTTGTCTACGGTCGTACGAACACAAAAGAGTCTGTGAAGTATGATTCCTAATATAAATAGGGAAACCAAAACAACCCAAAATGAGTAGTTCGTCGCCCGACTGATGAGCGCAGCACCTAAAACTGTTCCAAGAACATCTAGGACTGCGATATCCATAAATCGATAACTATGTATACCTTCTTTTGGTTTTCCTAATAGCTCACTGTATGGACAGGACATATTATAATAGACTCATATTTTTTTCATGAGTCTTTTTAATCTCGGTTTCTCCTTATCCATAAAAATTGTAAATGTCATATAGTTACCAACAAGTTGTACTTGTCCATGATTTGAACATGGATATTTATGTATTTGTTCTACGCGGATCATATCTACGAGAGACATCTTAGTCTTTGGTACTTTACTATGATGTAACGCGAGAACTGCGGCGTCCCGCTTCGTCTCTTTGGGTACAGTATCACCTTCGTAGCATATGACGACATGTGACCCAGGATATCCAGACGCGTGCATCCACCATTCTTTGGGGTAACTCGACAGTGTGAGTTCATCATTGTCTTTTGCATTTTCACCTACCTTGATGGTAATACCATCCTCCGACGTATACGACTTCATACATAGACCTCAAATATAATCTTTAATAAATGTTCAAGAATCCAATCACGCGTAAATAAAAAGTAAATGTATTCGCGTGGTAAGATATAATGCACGTTATCCTCGGTCCAAGTCTATCTGTGAATCATAAATATAGGGTAATTCTTCCAAATAAAATAACCATTCATTTTGGACGAGTTGGGATTGAGGATTACACGGAACATCATAATTCCAAACGCATGAGAGCGCATCTTATAGAGAAGGGGGCAATCGTTCCCGAGAAGTTGCGGGTAGAGACGGATATTCATGAAATTCATAGAGGTATGCTTATGGTGGATACTAGTACGAATGAAGATTGGGACGACTGGTTTTCAGAAGAATATTGGGATAGGTGGCTTTTATGGTCCTATCCGAATATTAATAATGCAAAAATGTGGATGGCGATGCGCAAGGATATTAGGTTTATGCCAGTTGCAGAGGAACTCTGGTATTTAAATTAATTAACCTCTTGAATATTAGACCCCGGTTGAACCAAATCCATGAGCACCTCTCTCGGTATCCTCGAGGATACCAATTTCCTGAATCGGGGGTGTCTCGCAACGTTCAAGAATGAGTTGCGCGATACGATCTCCTTTCTTTACCTCAAAGTCTTTGTCTCCATGATTGAAGAGAACGACTTTGATTTCCCCGGTATAATCTGGGTCAATGACCCCGGCACCAACTTGAATTCCGTGTTTTACCGCGAGACCAGACCTAGGTGCAACGCGACCATAAACATCTCGAGGTACAACTATCGCAATCCCAGTACAGATGAGAGCCCTGTGCGTACGCGGAATAACAACATCATCAACGCTGTATAAATCGTATCCAACAGCACCACCGTAACCACGAGTTGGAAGAATAGCATCGGAAGTTAATCTCTTAACACGAAGGCTCATTTATATTTCACTTGAGGTTCTAATCTTTATTCCTTTTAAAGATTTCGGGTGTATTATAACAAATGAAGGTTGGTTGGAGTATTCATAATCGCATCGTGCGAGCTCGGGCTCCCAAGACCGAGTATGAACAACTCAAGTTTAAGATTAACAAAACAACATTTACCTATGGTACCGCACTTACATCAACATACTTCATCACACAAGGTGCCGAAGAGGGTGTATCTGCCGCACTTGGGGTTATTTCATCTTTAGGCTATATAAATCTGCTTTCAAGACACGTAGATACTATTGAAAAGCCAGCATTTCAGACACAGTTATTTGTACCCATCGGTACAGCTCTATTTGAAACGATGTGGAATCACGCTCCATTTGAATTTGATTTTGATTATGGTGCGACTCTATGGGGATTTTTAGCATACAAAGTTGCCCTACTTACAGTTGTATATGACGTCGTGCGAGATATGTTATTATCTAGTATCGATAACGTCCAATTAAATCATTCCAAAATAGAAGACAAATAAACTCACTTACTTGGTGTGTGACATCCTGGTGAAGGTGAGATCACTTGATAAAAAGAGAATGGTGATACGAGACGTACGCCGAGATCTGTGATTTTAAATCATCAGCTGTGTAATATGTTTTAATTGTACATTCTACGAGCCTCGTTCTCCGCCTTCGTCAATAAAACCTTGTAGTTCTCGAGTTTAGCCGTCTTATTTCCAGCATAGTTCTTCGCATAGTCGCTTAAATTATCACCTAAGAATGGGTAATTCGCATACTTATAACGGTTACCGAAAGCAAAATATCGTTTGTCCCACACAGACATCTTTTTTGGTTGATTGGCGACACCCTTTTTGTTTTTGTTCTCAATATTCTTCAAAAGTTCTTCACGTGTCTTCTGAACGCGTTTCCCATTTACTATTTTTGTGAGTTTCACTTTAGCTTTCACGGCGGCTTTTTTGTTTGCTTCTGTTGGCATGGTATTCATTGTTAATTATAGTATTAACAAATATTTTTTTTTCAAATCCGCATTCGCTGTATGGTACGTCTTCCCCTTCATCACATAACTATGAACTCTCGCATACGCCCATGCTTGGGGAGAAGCGCCTGGACGATGCCCAGTTCTCCACGCGGCGAGACCTCGGTTGTACACCGTCTGAAGTGTCTTGAGAGGTATCTTTGTAGCCTGAGCTATATCCGGGAGGGACTTGACACCTGGATACTTTTCTCGAAACTTTTTGGTGTACGATGAAGTTTTCGCCTGGATACCCTCGTCTGTCTTAAAATCCGTATAATCCTTCTTGAGCATCTTTGTGTACCGGGTCTCAACATCTTTGCGTGTCTTGAGACCCCTGAAATATTTGAGGGGGGCGTAAATAGGACCTTTACTTTTACGCAACTCTCCGACTTTTTTAGAAATTTCCTGGTCTGTGAGAGGCATCCTATTATTGGTCATCTATTATTTTTGACTGAGATGTTGGACAGCCACCAATATGTTTGGATAAATTGTGTTTCCAAAACGAACTCTTCCTGTTTTTGCCGATACCCAACCACGGTGTCCGTTGAAATACGCTCGTTGTATATCAACCATTATAAAAAAGAAATATTATTTTATAGGAATGGGTCTCACGATTATTATGGGAAATATGTTTTCTGGTAAAACATCAGAACTTATTCGAAGACTTAAGCGCCTAAAAAGTATAGGTAAGGATGTTGTCGTCGTAAACTCCGCGAAAGATACACGCTCCTCTGAAGAAGTTTTGAAGACCCACGATGGTGTTGTATTTCCATGTATCAAAGTACACCACATATCCGAATGTATCTTAAGCAGTACTTTTTGTAGCGCACAGATTGTAGCCATCGATGAGGCTCAGTTTTTTATAAATCTCAAAGACTTTGTAGAAATGTGTCTTTTTGTGGGTAAATCAGTAATCTTGGCGGGTCTCGATGGAGACTATAAACAAAAGAAGTTTGGTGAAATCATTGATTGTATCCCAATGGCGACCGATGTCGTGAAGTTATCCGCTTTGTGTATGGATTGCTGTGATGGAACACCCGGTCCATTTACAAAGAGAATTGTTAAAAATGATACGATTGAATTGATTGGTGGTACTGGTATGTATAGTGCCGTATGTCGTAAACACCTTTTAGAATCTAAAGATATCCAATATGAGAAACAACTCGTCGTTTAAATCCACTTTTCGTGACTCGATGATATCTTGAGTGGTCAAATAAAAATGCTTCTCTCGGTTGGTGTACGTGTGATTCATACTCCGTATAGAGTACACAATCACGACCACTTTGTATGGTCAGATGGTATCGTAACGTAAGATTACTCTCAGCTCGATGTGCTGGTATATTTATAGGTGCATCCATGACTGCGAACTTTGCAGTTTCTTTGTCGATACATGGAATTTGATCAATTATTTTTTGAATTTCAGGAAAGTCTTTGACATTGTAATAATAATACTTCTCATTCTTCTCAAACCATGGATCAAGTGTATGAAAGTAATGTTTTGTAGCCTGAGATAAACCTTTTTCATATTCGTATAATATTTTGTTATAATTTGCCTTAACAAACCAAAGATTTGCGTAATCCATGACATTATAGTCCAACTTATGGTACAGAAGGTCAACCAGGGTATTTCTCATACCTATGAGGGACCTCAATGGTTTCTGGAAGTACAGGATATCTATTGGGGATTTTAGAAAATCGTTGAGCACCAGAACAAGTGGTAGTAACAGGATACGCCACATTAATTTCTCTGTATAAAATAAAAATGCCAGGTTACGGCAAGCGAATGGAACGATATACTCCAGAACCCACCAAAGAAACCCCCAAGATGGAACAACGATTTGTGATGCCAAAGGTGACTCTTGTCCAGTTGGTGATTCTCGCGTTTGTTGCGATGCATGCGTACAATGCGCGTAAGATGAATACCGTTGTTGTGTCGACTGCGGTATTTGCCATGGCTCTCCTCCACATGTATGATCACATGTACCGGGTGCAACGTGGTGAAGAACACCTTTTTTTGCTCCCCAAAAAGGAAGGCTACTGTGGAGGATGCCGAAAATAAATTATTCATAGATTATAAGTATGCTCGTCAAAATTACTCGTAGCCCTAACCGTACAAAGAAGTTTAGGGCAATTTTACCTGACGGCAGGACTGTTGACTTTGGTGCACGTGGTTATTCAGACTACACCAAACACAAGAATCCTTCACGAATGCGCTCGTATGTTCTCCGACACGGTGGGAACATACCCAAATCGATTATAGCAGAAAGAGATCCCTCCAAGATTCATAAACGTATGCTTGGAATCAATACCAGTGACAAGGAACAATGGATGTTATCTGGTATTGATACAGCTGGATTTTGGTCACGTTGGTATCTTTGGAGTCAACCAACATTCCCAGAAGTTCGTAGATTCATGTCTAAGCGTTTTGGGATAGAAATTATATAATATATGTATACATAAATGGCTGGAATCTTCTTTATTGGTGTATGTTGCGTATCTTCAGTATGTAGTAGTGCTTATATGGCTTATACAGCAATGCAAGAGTCAAAGAGACAGGAGGAAATTGAAGCACGTGAAAAGAAGTACAAAGAAATACCAGGTTTCCATTTATTTCCGGAATGTGATTATAGTGGAGATGGTGTGTTTTCTATGAAATTAGATAATGAAACGGAATTTAGCGTTGGTAATGGTATAGAATTTAAATCATTTATACTTACGAGTGGATTTAAAGTAGATACATATACTGAAAGTGATAAGGGGGGTACTAAGATAACTTATACCGGTCCCGCCAGTTCTAAATGTCTTAGTAATCCAATAGTGAGTGGAAAAAAGGTGTAAAAGTTTAATTATTACTTGTAAGACCTCGTCTCTTAAGATTAGCTAACCTTATACTTGAGTTCGTCGTAGTCCATTTAATATACTATAGTAAAATTATCTGTACCAAACCCCAGCTCTAGTCGCAGCGTCATCAATCTCATCAACAATTTCCCAAGCTTGAGAACACTCATGGATATCTTCGCGTTCACATATCGCATGTGCGACGTCAAGAGCTTCATGTAAAAGCATTTTTAGACGCATTTGCCTGACAGTCATCTGTCTTGGTTCATGGAGACACGGAGACTTATACATTTGTTCGAGAGCTGCTCGAGTGATTTCTCTTTTTTTCATTTGATAATGAATATCTTCTCCTTTACACGCAGCTACAATTGGACGGTATGACCCAAAGACTTTTAGAGTCTTCATTGTTTATTTATATAACCAAACTTTTAAGATAAGTTTAAAGATGTCACGTGTTGTACATATACGATGGAGTGGCGTGATGATATTCATGAGACAAACAAACTCATAAGATACGTAATTCTTCCAAGACTTCTTCAACTTGAAGATGAACTTGAGTCGCTACGAAGACATACATGGCCCTTTGTCCAGGCAAAGAAAGAGTTAGGACAACTTGATGACCTAGAGGCAAAGAAAGACTTTTGTAAAAACTTGGATGATGAAACGATTTTGCAACTCTTGCGTATCAAAGCAAAATACACGAGAGCCTCAGGGCTTCAGGGGAGAGAATTTGACATGCTCCGAAATAATTTTTGTTAGTGTATAATAAATGGCATTCTTATTGTACCCACTGTTAGGATTTTCACTCTTTGGTGGTAAGAAAGAGGAAAAGGATACCGGTATGTCAATGCCTTCACTCGCATCTCTTATTTGTTGCGCTCTGTGCTTGGGTTTTATGGGATATGGTATTTTCAGATCACCAATTAAGACTCCACCAATGATGATAGCCATGGCTGTATTCTGTTGTTGCAGTAGTAGCTCCATGGGGAGTGCTGTAAAAGATATAACTAAAAAGGCTGGTATGTCTTAAAAAAAATCATCCGTTCTGTACATATTTACCGCGTATGAACCAGTTTTACCTAATACTGAAACTGTTTCATTCCCATACATTTCTTCACATCCAATATCTTGCATGCAGTCGCGGCTATTATAGGTAACTGGGATTGGATACAAATTTTCTCCACCCGTCGTCGTGTAATAGTGGTAGCGATCGCGTCGTCCACGGACTTCTTTTCCATACAAAGGGAGTGTTTCTTGACCATCACCTACTAAAATACCCATCTGTTGCATGTGACCTGGTTTATATTGCTTAATTGGTGGTCCTCTAAACTCGGGTTCATGGCGTCGTTCACGTCGCATTATTGGTTCAGAGGGTACTGGTACTGGAACGGGTACTTCTACTGGAACTTTAACAGTTCTTGGATTTTGGTACATGTATCCCACAAGGAGAGTGAGTACAACGAGGGCTGACCAAAGAAATTGGGTCTTGGTACTATTCTTCATTACATTAGTTAAGGAATATTTTTTAGATAAAGAAATGAAATGAAGGTACTGGCGATAGATATTGGATATCATAATATGGGTCTCGTCCTCGCAGAGTGTAGTAAAGGTACTAAACTTAAAGTTGACTTTATAAAGAAAGTAAGTCTTGAAGATTACAAGTATATATATACGAATGACTTTGTGGACCTCATTCCTTTATTTGTAGATGACCACAAACATATATTTGAGGAAGCGGACACAATACTTATAGAACGACAACCACCGGGTGGCTTTACCAATATCGAGATACTTCTACACTACATGTTCAAAGATAAAGTGATTCTAGTTTCACCTGTGAGCATGCATACGCATTTTGGTATGCGACACCTCAACTATGAGGAACGCAAAGAGCGAACAATTTCAATCGCGAGTAAGTATATTGTGGGTGACATACCCTATGAGAGAAAACATGATATCGCAGATGCACTCTGTATGATTATTTATCATCATTTTAGAACATCTGTACACTTCTTTGACCAATTTAGGCTTCCTTCCGAAGCTCCGCTCTAATGAGGTCAAGTGCGTTCGTAACACTTTTGAACATATTGAAAATTTCACTACTGTTGCCCCGGTGCACAGCGTCCTTTAAATTTTGAATATTATACTCGAGTGATTCTTTTTCCTTCTTTTTACGCTCCTCGTTTTCAGATTTAATCTGTTTCATCTTATCAATCTTTCCATTGATATTGGTCGTAATGATTTCAATGGCGTCGTCCATTTTTTCAATTTCATTTTCATAGAAATCAATGTGACGCGCCAAAATTTCTCGTTTTACAGAAGATTGTGTATGGTCCAACTTGTGTCCTATTTTTTTGACTTTAGCTTCTAAAGCTTCAATGTTATCAAGATATTTTTGTTCATTGTCTTCTAGTATGTTTTCCAAACGCTCAATCTCCTTGTCGACGTCGACGTAAAAGTTCATTGTTTCGGGGGCTTCTACTCTTTCATCGTTCCAAAACTTTATACCAAGATATCTCTCGTGATAATCTATCAATATTTCAAGAACTTCCGACCTGAGTTCACCTGTCGCTTCATCTTTTATATCGGTGCCCTTACAGAAATCATATTCTCTTCGGAGGCGTAGAAGTTCCTGTTCACGCCAGTTCAACATCTTACTTTGGAGTTTTTCCAGAAAACACCAATCTTAGGTCATCAATGAACATATCAAATCTTCCGAGACGATATTGAACAACTGCCCACAAAAAGAAGAATACGGTTTTTGTTAGATTATTTACGTCATTATCTTCCATCTTATAAATTGGACTTACAACACGATGCATAAATGTTTCCTCTTTCTGTTGTCCTGTAACAACCATTTCCATTTGCGTGAGTGCGCATGTATCATCATTCACTGACCAGTGATAGAATAAGAATGGTATGAGTATGGAATAAAACTCCAAGTTTCTACGATCATTTGTAAATGGAACAACTAAAATGGCGATAAGAAAAGCAAGATGAATCCAAAATATTACGTTCATCTATAATACTATGTATACAGAAAATTTATGGTCGCGTTATACCATGGAGACTTGTTATACGCTGTGCTAGGTAGACCATGAGTATAAACATTCCCAAATTCAATAAAATAGCACACGCAGCGTATGGTAAAATTTTCCTTTTTAAAGGTTTCACGATACGTTCATGAAGTGCGTCGTTCTCCAGCACTAAATCTATAGCCTGATTAGTAAGATCATCAATGGATTCCTTCATTAAGATAGTTGAACAAAAAAAAGAGCCGATTACAACGACGTTACACACACAACAAATCGAACTGTTAAAGAAATATCTTCGTGAGCGAAAGAATGTATTTATCTGCGGAGCTGTGGGTGTTGGGAAAACATACGTGTTAGAGTCAGTCCTAAACGAAACAAATAGTGTCGAGATAACCCAAGAACATATCAGAAACAAATCAAATTTTATACCATTTATCAAGGGTATCGCCAAACATGCGTTCATCGAGGACTACAACCAAGATTTTAAGGCTCTCATCGACCAAGTTTCCGATGGTGAACGCATCACTCGCGGGTCACTTGTGGTGACATCTACAAATATGTGTATGTTTCCAAATTTTGAAACTATATTCATACCAAAACATAAACCCGACAAATTAATGACACTCACAGATGTTCGAACCATTCAAGTTGAAAATGCAGCGGTTCGGTGTAATGGTAATATTCGGGACTTCTTTTCATACTTGGATGGATTTGATACTAAAGATGTTTTCCAAACCCCCAAGGAATTCATCACCGAACTTCTTTGTGACTCAAAACCAATTGGTTTTCCCAAGAGTATTCATGAACATGGACACATATGGGATATTTTTCAAGAGAATTACTTGGACTCAAAAGGCGTTGATATGTTACGAGCGTCGAGTGGATTTTCAGATGCTGATATTTACGACACCCAAATGTATTCATCTGGGGATTGGAATTTAATGCCCTATTTCATTCTGAATGCAGTCGTGATACCAAAATCATCACTTGGTAAAGCTCTCGTGAGTGAGAAAGTAAGACCTGGAAGTTGTTGGACAAAGTATGGAAACTATAAAATGAGAAGTCAAAAGTACAAGGAGATACAGAATAAACTGAGATATGGGATATATATAGATGACCTGTGTCTTCTTAAGAAATATGCCGAAGAGGGTGATATTGGTCCAATGATGGAGTACTCTCTAACTCCCCAAGATTTTGACATCATGAATCACCTCGCAGTTGGAAGTAAATTAAAACAGAGAGACGTCACAAGAATAAAGAAAGCTTTGAAAAATGCTATCGAAAAAGTTCGTTGAACGTGAAGAAGAAGATGAACCCGAGTACACAAAGACTATTGGGAATGAAATCCACTTCTATGGAGAGATTACAGTTGAGAATACTCTTGAGTTTGTAGAATCTTTCCGTAAACTTGAGATTCGTCTTTTGAAACAAAAGGCATTACTCATTGGGTATGAACCCGAAATTCGTGTACACATCATGAGTGAGGGTGGTGATATGTTCTCTGGGTTAGCGCTTAAGAATTTACTTGAGAAGTCGAGAGTCAAAGTCATTACGATTGCCCAAGGTGCCTGTTGTTCTGCGGCTACATTCATGTTTTTGGGTGGTTCAGAACGTCGCATGGGTGAAAATGCGTACCTTCTGATTCACCAATTGAGTACAGAATTTTGGGGGAAATACCAAGAACTCAAGGATGAAATGAAGAGTTGTGATAAATTTATGAATGCTCTCAAAAAGATGTACACAGCGAAGACTGAAATCCCGGAAAAGAAGTTTAAGAGATTGATGAAGAAAGACCTCTATTTGTCGGCATCAAAGTGTCTAAAGTATAAGATTGCGCACGCGATTGATTAATAGTAACGTAGCGTTTGTAAAGACCCAATACACATAAAATCATAAAGACGATTGCAAACGTATTCGCATTCATAGGTATACTCGTGAATGGCGGAGGCTTAAGTCGTTCCATTCTACCATAATTAACAACTGGGAGTGAAGACATCTATTTAAAGTCGAGAAATTAATTATACGTATAATGGAACGCATTATTAGATTGGATAAGAATGGAAGTCAAAGGTACACAGATATTCATGTCGAGGATTTAAAGGATGGAACTGCCGACATTGTAAAAATATCTGGGGTCCTTGGAAGCGAGAAATGTACAACATCTAGGACTCATGTCACAACTGGATATGAGAAGGCTATACTTCGTGCAAACACTATGTGGGCAAACGAGAACGCAAAAAAAGTACAAATTCTCCCGATGTTGGCGAATAAATGGGAGGATAGGGAAAACTATATCACGGAGCCTTTTTATGTTCAACCCAAAATAGATGGTGTACGTCTTCTTGTCTCTACAAAAGGGTGTTATTCCAGAACTGGTAAGATTGTTGAGGATGTTGAGCATCTCGCACAAAATCTTAAAGATGGGGAATGGTTAGATGGGGAATGCTATATACCTGGTAAAACTTTTGAGGAGATTACGAGTATGTTCAAGACAAATCCCAAAGATTTACAATTTCATGTATTTGATTATTTTGATACAAATAGACCGTATCTTCCATTTGCAGAGCGACAGAAACGGGTGACCGTAGAGACTATTCTTGTCCAAAAGAAGTCTGATATTTCCAATTATCACAAGAAGTTTGTTCAACAGGGACACGAAGGCATCATGATTAGAGAAGCGACGAGCATCTATGAAATAGGTACACGGAGTAATTACCTACTTAAATTCAAGGAGTTCCAAACGGAGGAATATGAAATTATTGGGGCAAATTGTGGACAGGGAAGGGATGCAGATGCTGTCATTTGGGTCTGTAAAACTGAGGATGGTCATGAGTTTACGGTTAAACCTGAGGGAACTATTAAACAACGTGAGGTCCTCTTTACTAATCGAAGTAAGTATATTGGAAAACTTCTCACAGTTCGTTTTCAAAATCTTACAGCTTTGGGGGTACCAAGATTTCCAGTGGGTGTGGTAATTCGGGACTATGAATAATATACACAAACTGTAAAGATGCAACGTAAACTCGCTGTAGATGTCGATGAAGTACTTGTAAACCTCCTTGAACCTATGGCTCGGTGGAGAGGTGTCGCACTTCCAACACGCCCGAAGTACAGGTATCTTTATCGGGAAATATTCAATTGTACAGAAGAACAATCTCAAGAAATTCTTCATAAATTTTACAAAACCAAAGAATTTGTCTATCTCAAACCAATTTTGGGTTCTCAACCCGCTATGCTCAACTTCAAGAAAAACTTCTCTAAAATGTATATCCTCACGGGGCGCCAAGATGATGTCAGAGAACTTACTGAACTTTGGATTGACCGATTTTATCCAGGTATTTTTACTGATGTCATTCTCACGAATAGTTTTACTGAAAATGAAATCAAAAAAGTAGACATTTGTCGTTCACTTGGTATTAACGCCATCATTGATGATAGTTTGAGCACATGTAATGAATGTATTGAGTCTGGAATGGAGGCTATCAACTTCATTGGAGCGGATATTTACCCCTGGTGTGAACCAAGTAGTATTAGTCTTCAAGGATGGGATACAAATCAAACAGAAATCATTGAGGCATAATATTCAATGTAAAGAATAATACGGTCTTCCTGGGATGTATTTTCTGCCCAATGAGGAAATAATGCATTTAAAATGATATGTTTTCCATCTTCTTCCTCAATCGTACCTAACACCTGGTGATGAAGAAAACACCCCTTAGGACACTTTAGACCCAAATGATATGTAAATCTATAATTTGGTCCAACAATATCTACATGTTCTTTGAGTTGAACACCACCTTTCATAAGAGAAAATCCAGCAACATGTATACCCTCGATTTGAGAAAGTAATTCGGCAGTTTTAGGACACTTTAAACAGTTTCCAAGAACTGGGCTACCTTCCCAAATGAGAGGCCAACTTATCCATTCATTCTGAACGTGTGATTGTCCACCTTTGAGCCAACCGTGTAATCCCGATGAATATTGAGAAACTATATTCTTTACAATTTCAGAACCTTCCCACTCCCCAGTTGGTCTAGGTTCGTCTGAAATATAATTAGTTGGAAGTTGATCCAATTCCTCTCTAATAGTCTTCCAATGATTTTTGAGGTCCTTGAGGCTCATTACTATTCGGTAATGATATTAATATGTTAATATTTTTACACATTGGAAAACAAGTTGTAAAAATATCGAGAGAATGTTTCGATCATTCGGCCCTGGGGTTATGAGCCCCATGCGCTTCCACTGCGCCATCTCGATTGCACCTAGTGCGGTTTGAACGCACGATCTCCTCCTTACTAAAGAGGCGCCTTACCACTTGGCCATAGGTGCTTTGAACTCCGTCTCGGGGTTTCGATCCCCGTACTCCCAGATTAACAGTCTGATACTCTACCAATTGAGTTAAGACGGAATTAGGTCCAGTCGCCATGAATCGAACACGGGACATGCGGAGACTTATTCTTCATTTAAGAAGACCAATAACACGAGATGCTACAATCCGCTGCTCTACCAACTGAGCTACAACTGGCTATAGCTCTAACCCATAGTCGAAATGGGGTTTTCAGATTCAAAGTCTGACGTGATAACCACTACACTATAAGAGCTGTAGACGAAATGGACATTATACGTCCACTTCAACAATCTTACGTGGTTCCCCTTTAAGCCTATTTACGTATTTAAAATGCCAAAGTATTATTGAGAACAATGCCGCCGAAATATTTGTGATTGTCATCGGAATAACATTATAATGTATCGAGTATACCAGAGCAAATCCACTAGCAATAAAATTGAGATTGAGATAGGTATAGTTTATTGCGTTCGCGTCGTTGATTCGGTACACATGTACAATCTCTGGTACAAACATAATACATATGAGAATGGAGCTCACGAGCCCCAAGATGTCATAGACATTCATTCTTAGGTTATAATATTTTCTTAGGTTTAAGTAACTATGATTTTGGTTGTCCTAGTACTTCTTTTATTTTTGATTGTACTTCGTTTTCGAATGAAAACTTCATCATACAGTGGGACCAGGACATATGATTATAAGTGTTTTCTACTCACAATTCCCAAGGAGGTGAAGAGACGAGAACAGTTTATAAAACACCATAATCCAGATATCCCAATTGAACTAATATATGGACCGGATACTCGGAGCGTAAAAACTGCGCGTGAATTTGAGGATATGATTGACCCCGAATACTTTGAAAAAGCTGTTGAGATGTACCACGACCCCAATGTAATGCGACCCGATATCACCTATTTCAATTTAGGTGCAATTGGATGTCTTATGGGACATCTTGACTTTTATAAAAGATGCTTTGATCAAGGTATTAAATACGCAGTTATCTTTGAAGATAATGTAATCGTAAAATCTCCTCAACTGTATGATGAAATCCAAACAATCATCGAAGAACGAGGTGATGAATTTGAAATGTGCTTCTTTCACTGTCTTTCTAGATTACGCGATAAAATGGACGGAAATCTTGAAAAAGTTAAGTGGATTTCAAGTACGAAATGCTATCTTGTTCACGTTGAAAATATGAAGAAGTATGTGAAATACTTTTTACCCATGGATAATCATGTAGATATGAAACATGAAGATTTAATTGCACGAGGTGCGAGGGTATATTATAAAGATATGCGTAAATATATGAAAATTGATCGCACACATACCAGTACAATTGGTCATAGTAATCATGGACGTAAGCGATTCTTTTCACGACAGTATCCAGATGCGACCCCAGATGATGTTATATATGGATACTAAAGCCATGGGATGTGGTGTCCATTTCGACGACACCCTTTTTTTAGAAACTCCACGAAGAGATTAAAATCATATGTAGAATCTATGACATCCAACATGTTTCCTACATATGCACTGTACGCTGGGTGATTTCCCTCGTGGATGAGACGGTCCTCTCTCACTTTGAGAATCATTTTACCGAGACGTGTGGGCATCATCACCAAATTTTCACTTGAATTCACATCATAATTACACTGCTGGATGAGGGGATGTTCCTTGAAACGTCTTGGTATGACATGATGGTCTTCGACGAGACCTTTAC